AGCGTTATATTTCAAAAGCAGTCTTATCTGCTAGCGATTACAAACACGCGACAGGTTCTTACAGCACGATGAGTGTTGAGGCTGATTCTGTTAGTAACTCGTTCTCTCCTACTACTGATAATATACACGATTTAGGATCAAGTTCTTTACGTTGGAAAGATGTGTACGCTTCTAACGCAACGATTCAAACATCTGACAAAAATCAAAAAGAACAGATTGAAGAGCTAAATGAACAGGAAAAAACTGTAGCTGTTAACTGTAAGTCATTGATTCGTAGGTTTAAATGGAAAGATGCGGTACTTGAAAAAGGAACTGACGCTCGCTTTCACTTTGGAATCATTGCCCAAGACCTAGAAAAAGCATTTAGCGACGGAGGTTTGGACGCAAGAGCTTACGGTATCTTTATCGAAGCTAAATGGTGGGAGGATAGTGAAGGCAATCGCGTAACTGAAGACCTCGAAGGCGCCGTTGAAAAATCCATGCTAGGCGTCCGCTATAATGAATTACTGGCGTTTATAATTTCAGCCCTGTAATAACCGAAACATATTCCCTCTAACCACTTAATGTATGGCAATCACGACTACTCACTCTCGCATGATCGGCGACTTAGACGCCGGCTCAACCTACCTTTCAGGCACAATTGGAACCGCCTCTAACAACGTCGTTCAACTCGATGGAAACGCGAAGCTACCCGCTGTTGATGGGTCGCAGTTGACGAACGTTTCCGGCGGTAAAGTTTTACAGGTTCTTCAGACAATTAAAACAGACACTACTTCTACTACTGGCACGTCGCCCTCCGATATAACAGGAATGTCAGTGGCTATAACTCCGTCTTCGGCGTCTAGTAAAGTGTTGGTAAACTTTGATGTTCAAGGAAGCGCCGACCAAAGTACAGGTCAAAACTATCACATTCACCTAATACGCGACGCCTCGAACATCTTTCAAGGTGATGCCGCGAGTTCTCGTACGCAATGTACAGTAAACGGAGCAGAGTCCGACGGTAACGGTTCGTCGTTTCACCGTTCAATGATGTACCTCGACTCCCCGTCTTCTGCTTCTTCGGTTACCTACAAACTTCAATGGGAGGTTCAAGGGGGAACGCTTTACCTGAACCGAGAACATGGTGATGCTGACGATGCGAATGCGGCCCGTTTTGTTTCTCAAATAACAGTCATGGAGATAAGCGCCTAATGACCGAAACAATCTCCCACTTCCTCGACACGGCTTTAGCGATCGCTATCGGCGTCTTTGGTTGGATATTCAAGAAGTTCTCTGACCGCTTAGATAAAGACGAAGACCGACTGACTAAGATCGACGTCGAACTCGCGACACAACGCGAACGGGACACCGCCATTGAAAACCGCATGAGCGGGTTAGAGACGACGGTAAAAGAAATTAACTCAAAACTAGATCGCATGATGGAGATGCTAATGAAAAGATGAAAAGAAAAGGATTATACGCAAACATTAATCGACGCCGTAAGCTCGGTATAAGTCGCCCTAAAAGCAAATCAACCGTCTCTTCGAAGGCGTACGGTAATATGAAGAAAGGCTTTCCGAAGAAGTGAAGAGGAAAGGCGTATCACTACGCAAAGAACACAAGTCCAAGAAGGGCGGCTTAACCGCGAAAGGACGGGCGTATTACAACCGTAAGACAGGCTCGAACCTCAAAGCCCCTCAACCGGGCGGAGGCGGTCGTAAGCGGTCGTTCTGCGCGCGTATGAGCGGCGTTAAAGGCCCGATGAAAGACAGTAAAGGACGACCAACTAGAAAGGCTCTGGCGTTGAGGCGTTGGAAATGCTGAGTCATGCCACACCACAAACGCAGGGATTCCGCACAGGTTCAACAACTGTTACAACGCGCTCACCTAAACGCGACACAAGCGCACATAAAGCTCGATGTAAAGGATCAGCGAATAACGCTTTTAGAAACGGATAAAATAGCGAAAGACGCAAAGCTGTTAGAACTAGAGACTGATAAGACGTCTAAGGATACCGCGATGGCGGCGCTTACTGCGCGTCTGGTCACGCTCGAAAACGGCGGTGGATCGAGTTCTGGAGGCGGTAGCAGTAGTTTGACGTCTGAGACCGTTAATTGGACGAACATAAGCGAGATAAATCTAAGTGGTGAGAAGATTACCAACGGCGATTTTAGTCAACTGACAACTCCCAACACGTCACAGACAAGTTTTACTTCGGCAGATATTGGTCGTGAGATAATCGGACTTCAAGATCGTCCTTTAAGAGGTTTTTCCATTGGTGATGTTTGTACGATAAATAACGTTACAAGTTCAGTAAATGCAACGACTACTTGCGGAGGGGGCGGTATATCCATAGGCGGTTTAGGCTCTCAATGGACATGGAACGAAACCGCGTACCCCACGAATTGGGTATTACGAAATGGAACTTTAGATGCCGATCAATTAGCGCTTGGGCGTGTTGACGGTTTAAACGGGGCTGTAGCACTTCAACAAATGTTTAGTAGCCCGTTAGCTATCGGCACAAAGATCATTGTTAAGGTAGAACGCTACGATACGAACACAGGTAACGTCGGTTTCCGGCTCGTTAAAGCAGACGGTAATATGCACGGTAATGTTGTGCAAATCCCGCCTTCCCCCGGCTTTGTTGAATACACTGTTGCCGATCACGCAATGGCGGGAATACGATTAGACACGCTCCACGGAACTCGTTCAATATCAAGCATTTCTGTGTTTCAAGGCGCGATCTCAGGTGGTTCTGTACAGGTATATGCCGGAGGTACGATCGAGAAGATAAGCGGATCAGCCGCATACAACGCGGGAGCGTCAAGCGTTCAAGCGATTGGAGGAAACTCCGATGGTTATGTACAATTTCAACTGTCTCAAGCGCCTCTTAGAGTCGGATTAACCTACTCCGATGTAGACTTTGCGGACATTAATCCCTTCCGTTTGGTTTTAAATTACAACGGTTCAGCATGGGTGGGCGCTACTAAAGTACTTACAGCGGGTAGTGTATCGGTAGGAGACTTCTTCCGTATTCGTCATTACTCCGCAGATAACACTATACACTTCCAAAAGCGACAAGCTGTAGGTGACGGTCAGGACTACGTAACTTTCCACACACACCCAACATTAACCAACGGCAACGACCTATATGTGGACACCTCCTTATTCAATGTAGGATCGCGCCTTAACGACGTAACTATCGTGAGATAAACAATTTATGAAGAAACGAGAACAACTAGAAAAACTACAGGTCTTACTCGCTGACGTATACAAGGACTCAATCCTTGAGATGCGCGATACAGGCGAGTACAACGCGGCCCTCCTTAACGGCGCTAGACAACTCCTCAAAGACAACGACGTTATATCCGTCACTGAGAAAACCACTCCTCTCGGTAACCTAGCGGAAGTCCTACCGTTCGATGCCTCGGACGAAGAAAAGGAAATGATGCGTCAGTCTAACTAATGGACATCCCTCCAGAGCTACGCGACTTCAGGAACTTCGCCTTTATCGCGTGGAAACACCTCGGCTTACCCGACCCTACACCGCTTCAATACGACATCTGTGGATACCTCCAGAACGGCCCTAAACGATCCGTTATACAGGCGTTTCGAGGCGTCGGTAAATCGTGGCTGTGTTCGGCGTATGTCGTCCATCAACTGTATCTAAACCCGTCGCTTAACATCCTCGTCGTATCGGCGTCTAAAACGCGTTCTGACGACTTCTCGACGTTCACGTTACGCCTGATCAACGAGCTACCAATCCTAAGCGTGTTAAAGCCGCGTGATGGACAACGCTTCTCTAAGATCAGCTTTGACGTCGGCCCTGCCCCCGCTTCCCACGCACCGTCGGTTAAATCGCTTGGTATAACGTCGCAGTTGACGGGTAGTCGGGCGGACATAATCGTAGCCGATGACATCGAGGTAGCGAACAACTCAGCGACCCAAGGAATGCGTGACAAGCTATCCGACCAAGTCAAAGAGTTTGACGCCATTGTAAAGCCCCTAGACGACTCCAGAATCATCTTTCTCGGTACACCCCAATGTGAGGACTCCATATACACAAAACTGCGAGAGAGGGGCTATGAGACGCGTGTGTGGCCTTCAGAGTACGTTTCAAGCGATACGAATACCAAAGTGTACGAAGAAGCCATATCGCCGTTCCTAGACGCTTCTGCGACCGAATCCAACATCGGACACACAACCGAGCCGTTACGCTTTAGTGATATTGACCTCGAAGAACGTAAGCTTTCATACGGACGGTCAGGGTACGCCCTTCAGTTCATGCTTAACCCGCGATTAAGCGACGCTGACAGATACCCGCTCAAGGTGAACGATCTAATCGTCACTGACCTCGACAATGAAGTCGCGTGTGAAAAGTACGTCTGGGCATCCGGCCCTGAACAAGTAATACCTGACATTCCCAACGTCGGTTTCAGCGGGGATCGCTTTCATCGTCCCTTTCAGACATTAGGAGATATGGTCGAGTACACAGGCTCCGTCATGGCGATCGACCCGTCGGGACGCGGTAGAGACGAAACTGGATACGCCATAGTGAAGATGCTTAACGGCTTCCTATTCGTCCACTCATGCGGAGGTATCCGGGGAGGGTACGGTGAAAACGTCCTTAAACAACTCGCTCTCCTCGCCGCTCGATACAAGGTTAACGAAGTTATCGTCGAATCGAACTTTGGAGACGGTATGTTTAGCGAGCTTTTCAAGCCCGTTATAAACGCGGTTCACCCCGTCACCATGACCGAGGTTCGACACAATATACAAAAGGAAAAACGCATCATAGACACGATGGAACCCGTTATGAA